ACATTCTCATTCAGTTTAACAATTTCTTGTGCATGTTTTAACCATCCACAATCAACATACTGGTTTCCATTTTCATCGAGAACTTTATAGTAAGGATATACTGGCATTAAAATTTAAAGTCTCCAAAAGTTTTTTTAGGTTTCTCTTCTGGATTATACTCCTCTTCTCTCCCACTGTCAACGATATCTTCTTGAGCACTCTGCTCACAATCATATAGTCTCATCTTTGCTCTATCAATACCAACAACAAATCTTTTGTTAACTGTAGGATCATTATATCTATTCTTTAATTGCTTCACCATTATTTGATTTAATGCTTCCAACTCTTCCGTAGAAATAAGGGCAAACATAAGGTCAGCAGTAGCAGGGAGTCCAAAAGACTCAGAGGTGTCAGTAAGGTCCACATCGCTACTAGCAAAGCCGCTACGAGTAGTTTGAGTGGCAGATACAATCGGAAGGTTCGCCTCAACTGCGAGACCCCGTAGTTCTTCTGCGATTGCTTTGATGTAGGAATAGGAGTTGACATTTCCGTTTGCTTTGTATCTTGATGATGCACAGATATTAAGATAATCTATGAATATTATATCAGGTCTAAATGATTTCTTCAAGGCAAGTTCATTAAGTAATCCTTTGAAGTGACCAGAGTGTGCTGATGCAGTAGGATATTCTTTAATAATTAAAGTTCCCTGTGTCTTCTCAGAAAGTTTTGTAACCTTACTTGCAAACATAGGTTTTGGTAGATCAGTTATATCCTGAATATTGACATTAAGTAAATTAGCATCGATCCTCTCCGCAATCTTTTCCTCTGCCATTTCAAGAGTGATGTAGAGAACGTTTTTTCCTTGGAGTAATGCACTGCTAGCCACATGGCACATAAATAAAGACTTTCCAACCCCTGTGCCAGCCAGAGCAATGTTGAGAGTCTTGTTTGGTATACCCCCTTTTGTAACTTTATCAAAGTATTCGAGGTCGAACGGTATCTTATCCTCCTTCCTGTGGTATGTTTCGAACCTTTCTTCATAGTCTTGTAAGTAGTCATGCCCTACATGATTATCGAAAGACACAGCCAAAGCATCAGAGAGAATAGTAGGAATAGCATCCCTTCCTTTAGCGTCATCCTTTCCATCTGCTAACTGTATCGATTCCATCAATGCCAAATATATAGCACGATCTCGACACCATTTTTCTGTGGTAGTAATTAACCACTCAAATTCAGATGGTTCATTTTCAAGAGATCCAATCAAAGTTGTAATATCTTTAAAGGAACTGTCATTAATATCAGAACGTTTCTCTGCCTCTATACAAAGAATCTCTTTAGTTGCTGGTTTATTATACTCTTCTACGAAACTTAATATCTCTTCAAATACTACACGTTGATTAGTATCCTCAAAGTAATCTGCCTTAATAAAAGGAATTACTTTACGAACGTATTCTTCATTATGTAAAAGGTTTTTAAGAATTAAAAACTCAATAGTATCCATAGTTATTGTTGTGGCACATCAAAAACAAATGTGATTCTAGTCACATCCCCAAGATTAACCGTTCCATGAGGTATCTTATTATTAAACCACAATAAGGTTCCAGGGTCAACGGTTATTCTTTCATTCCCAACAATATATTCATACTGACCTTCTATTGATAAATGATATCTATCCTTATCTTGATAGTATGTTCCCTCATCAATATGAGCTCCTACAATCTCACCAACAGGTAAGGCAAGAAACCCACAACGATATATTGTGGGAAATCTTTTACTAAGATAATTTACAATCTCAGTATGATGATCATATGCAGGAGTCTTAATACAAATTTCAGTGTTACCAACATTCTTTTCAGACTCAGTAATACCACCCATCACTAATTGAAGAACATCTACAGATGTAATATATTGATGAGGATCTTTAATCTCGGTATTATCAATACCTTTTTGTGATCCCCAATCTGATGGATTCTTATTTAATTGTTCTACTATTTTTGATACATCTATTCCAGTTTTTAGAACACTGATGTTTTTCATAACCCATAACTAAATTCTTTTTGTGCAATTTCATCTAATGCTTGCATCACATCTGGTGTAAAATAATCTTCAGGATCTTTATATATTGCTTTGGCATAAACTTTCTTACCGTTGATCTCATATCGACCAGCAACATTCTTCCACAAACCACCTATCTCTCCCAATTCTAGAAGACCATAATACTTATCAAGACCACGATCATCATAGAACAAACGTATCTCAACTTGTTTATTCTCTTTACTTAAACGTGATTTGTGAGTCTTTGCTTTGATAATGTTTCCGATGACTTCTTTGCCATCTTTTTCCTTTTTCTTTCCGAGATATATGATTGTACTTGCTGCGTACTTGAGACCCGAACCTCCTCCCATTTCTTTAGTTGGAACATAAGCTCCGATGACATCATACGTGTGATTTGTGACAATGAGTGGAACATTGGCTTGGCCGAGTTTGAGAGTTAACATTCTAAATGCTCCCTTCACCAATTGAGATTTAGTCATATCACGAACTTGCTTATCATCAAGTGCGTCTCTAATCTCTTTTTCAGTAGAAAGCATTCCTAAAGAGTCTAACACAAACATACAAGGTTTGCGATCTGCTGTGTCAGTCTTTAAATATATATCAATTGCTCTAAGTGCTTTAGACCTAAACTCTTCAATGGTTACCACATTGACAACAACGAGCCTTTTAAGGTCAATTCCTCTAGACTCAAGTAATCCCTTGTTGACAGCAGCTTCAGTATCGAAATAGAGACAGTAACCATCAGGATTACTATCCAAAAAATTCTTGACAACTGCGAGGGAGAAGAAAGTTTTTCCAGTGCTGCTTTCGCCAGCAATAGCAGTAATCCGATTGGAACTAATACCACCAAATACGCTACCTGATAACAGGCTATTAAAAATGAACGAACCCGTATCAATGAAAGTTTCAGTTTCATCAATATCGGCTGCGAGTTGGGTGAAGTCATTCCCTATCTCCTTAACTATTTCTTTTAAAAAATCCATATCAAATACCTAATAATTTACGTTGTCTCTCAAAGTAGCCTTTCAAAATCCAAGAACTACTATTTCTTTTTTCTTCTCCACCAACACCCCATACAAATTTCACACGAGGATTGTTACCATACTTTTGAAACTCTGGAGTATTATCCTTTCCTCTATCTCCACCGTTACAGAAAATTACTTTCTCAGCAATGTCTAAACATTTTTCAATAGCACCACATGCAGATCCCTGTTCATCATCTTCCCAAGAAATAACTGCATCAACCATTTCTAAATGTCTAATAACTTCAGCACGTTCAACCCATGATAGAAAGTATTGACCTTTCTTATGAGTTAACCACTCTTCAGTATTCAAACCAACTACCAAATAATCAGAGAGATCTTTTGCTCTCTTAAAGTATGATATATGACCGCTATGGATGGGATCAAACCCACCCGTAACAAGACTCACTTTTTCAAAAAACATTAAATTACCATCCCATGAGATTCACGTAAAATTTTCTTATAAGGCCCGCCTGGATTATCATCCCTAGTTTCTTTAACTAACTTTAGTTTTTGAAACAGTGCGGTGTCACCACCTAAATGCAAAGCACTAATAATAGTTGCCAACTCTTTGTCGTCTACGGGTAAATCCATTAGGAAAAAAATAATTCTAGGTTTACAGTTTTTTCAACGTTCCACCCAATAGCATCTAAGATTGCTTTAAGTGGTTCCAAGAAGGCTTTCTCAAATTGTAAGTCATAATCAACGTATTTGTCAAGGTCAAGTTCATGCGGAAAATCTTGAATAAACGAAATAATATTCTCATGAATAATATTAGGTTTTTTAAGATAACAAAACTTAACTTTTTCGCCATTCTGGATCAATGAATACTTGTTATCTAAATTATGTTTTTTGACATAATGGTTATACAACAAAGCACCCCGTATATGTATAGGAGTTCCTTTTGCATATATTGTAGCATGTGCTTTATATTTTTCAACATTAGATGCAGAACGTGGGAATGATATTTCCTCTGGTGGAAGTTGTTTAAACTCCTTACGAGACTTCTCAATAAAATCAATTACCTCATCTTCAGTTCCGTTCATCATGATCTTGAGTGCATTCTTAATCATCGTTCTACATGGTGCAGGGGTTGATGACTTGACTGCTTCAATACCCATCATCTTTAGTTTGGGTTCTTCATATCGAACACCCTCACTATCCCACACATTTAGAATGTATCTTTTCTTAGCAGTCCAGATACCACGATCAGCAATGTTCTCTCTTGCCATGACCATCTTCTGATCATAAGCATTTACATAGGTCGCCAATTTTTGGTAACAACTTTCAATAAAAGGTTCGAATTCCATTTCACAGACCTTATTAAGGAACGTGACAACTCCCTCATTAGTTTTCTCTCTGCCCTCGTATACAGTTTCAACCAAAGGACCCAAGTTAAGATAAATGGAATCGGTATCAGAAGCAATAACATAATCAATATTCTCCGTTTTTAAGATCTTATTGATCTTTTGATTCATTTTGTTTTCTATCCAACGAATGGATACTTGCCCACTCAAGGTAATGGCTTCAGCATTAGCCAGTTTGTAATATCGAAAATACTGATTGCCAATAGCACCATAAGCACTGTTAAGCGATATCTTCTTCGCCATCTGGATATTGTTGCATCTCGCAATTTCTTTGGTAAGTATTTTAGTTGGTTTCTTTTCATAGTCTTTCTTTGCCTGAATCATTCTTTTTTTAAAGATGACACGATCACTATACATTTTCTCCATAAGTTCTGGTAGGAACCCACGCACATCTTTCCTATACTGTGCTCCATTTGCACACACAGCATACTCACCATCAATTACCTCCTGCTCCGAGAGGAGTCTATCAACTGTAACGGATGGATGCCTTGCTTCACAGAGGGTTTCTGGCGAAATATTATACTGCATGATGAGATGAGGATAAAGACTGTTAAGGTCAAAAGAGACAACCCAATCATACTTTCCTGGTTTCGGTTCCTTGACATAAGCCCCCGCATACTTTTCGTTTTTTGATGATCTATTCTTAGGGGGAATAACAATATTCCTCTTCTTCAAATAGTTATAGATGATGGTATCCCACATCCGCACCTGATAGAACACATCATTATAATTAACCTTGGCATCATATGCCATAGTCAATGCAAGTTCAATCAGTTTCATCTTGTCTTCCAGACGGTCAACAAGTTCAACGTCAATTATATTATACTCAATAAACTTTTGCCAACCTTTTGTATAGAAATCCTTAAACGTATCAAACTCACTGTGGTCTAGCTTCTTCTGCCCTAGTTCTACACTAGCAATATAATCCAACCTATATGACTCTTGTGCCTTATAAGTAAACTTCTTATAAAGATCAAGATAGTCTAACTGACAAACACCACCAACATCAAATGTAGTATGAGAGCGACCCATGATATGAACTTCACCTTCACTACATAATCCCCAAGGTGACATACGCTTCATCAGTTTTTCACCCAACACCCTGTTAAGACGTTTGCAGATGTATGGAATATCATAAAGTTGTATGTTCCAACCAGTAATCACATCTGGAACATCTTGCATCCAATAATTAATGAATGAACTTAACAGTGCATGTTCTGATACACAATGATGATAAGTTACATTCTTCTGTTTATTGTTAAAGGGTTTAACTCCCCAAGTAATGATCTGCTTAGTTGTATAGTCTTGTATTGAGATTGCCAAAATCTCTTCAACGCACGATTCCACATCTGGGAATCCTTGCTCAGACGCAACCTCAATATCCAAAGTAACAAGTTTAATCTTGCTGATGTCAAACTTGATCTCATCTTCAGGATACTTCTCTGAGATATATTGGTATATGTATCTGTCATTTCCATATATCTCAAATCCCTCAACCTCATCATACTTCTTATAGAAGTCACGACAATCTCTAACTGTGCCTGGATGAATTTCTTCAACTGCTTTTCCATTCAACGTTCTATATTTAGTCTTCTTTTTAGATTTAACAAATAAGGTAGGGAAAAATTCATCCCTATGCTGATATCTTTTACCATTCTCAACTCCACGAACCAGAAACTGATTCCCGATCAATTGCACATTAGTATAGAAACGCATTATTTAAGAGGGTTCAGTCGGTAAGGTAGGTGGAACGTGTAGAATTGGCTTAAGAAGTCTTTCGTATTTCTCAAGTAAGGTGGGTTTAGGATCCACAAGTGTAAGTATCTTATCTGATGATAGCATGAAACTATTCTGATTGGTAACATCTACCATCCAAGGAGTAAGTGTATCTTGTTCTCCAACAATAAATGGTTCAACCAACTTACAATCAGGTTCACCAGGAACTGCTGCTGGCATCTCCTCAATCTGTGAGACCAATGTTAGATTGTTCATCAGAACTATCAGTTGAATTTGGGGTTTTTCCATCGTTTAATACATCCTTTACATACATTTCTTGAACTTTTTCAACTGGAGTTACCATAGTAACAACCCAGTCAATGGTGACGGGAATAGTTTTTTCTCTTGCTATAGGCATCCAAGGATGCATTCTTATAGATACAGACTTCTCTTCTTCAGTAGAAGGTTGATCTGAAGCCTTTAACTGAATAACACATGGATTATTAAGTAAATACCCAAAGACTTGTTGTTCAGCACCATACATTTCTTGAACATCAGCAATGACATCCTCACCTGATTTTAAAACCAAGACTTTAATTGCCATAATCTATTCATACCTCCCGATATTATAACAAAGAAAAAGCACCCTGTCAATTGACAAGGTGCTGATCCATCTCGAACTCAATTTTATTTATAGATAATCCTGACGGGCGTGATGATCTGGAATTATTTTCTTTAGTTCTACAACTAATAATCCATCGTCAAAGCTGACGGATCCAACCTTCGTATCATCTGTGACCGTCCAGACCCGTTCAAAGGAGCGTTGTGCCAATCC